AGCATAAAAAACTAAAGTATCAATCCATCTTGTAGCTGATATTAATGCTCTTTTCTTTTGGTCATCTGTTTTATTTGTCCAAGTCGAAGAGTCTGGGGAAGTATCGAAGTAATCATTAGCTTCAGACAAAGTGACATAGCTATTAGCAGTTTCACTTTTTAAAGTTGCAATTATGGTAGCTGCCACGATTTTTTAGTAATTTATCTGTATTGTAGCGTAAAGAAAAAACCCCACCAATATTTGATGAGGTTTGATGACCACAATTTAATGTTAACTATTAAAGAGTTGTATTATCAAGTGGTGTGTTAACTGTTAACTGAACAATAGGAATTAAGTCAGCATCGTATGTTAATGCCCACTTAGCTGATGCTCCTAAGTTAGAGTTTGTTGGGTTGTCACCAGCATCATTCCACTTAGTACCCATGATGTGATAAGTACTGTGATAATCAACTGAGATAACATCCTGCTTAGAAAGTACGTTTCTTTCTGCTTCAATAGCCAAGTCTTGCTGAACACCCTCAAGGATTGTTCCAGACTTGATTAAGTAGCAGTAGAACTCCTTAATGTGTCCACTTGAACCAGGAACTACAGAGTTAACTGAAGAATCAACAACTACATTCATACCAGCAAATTGGCCTACTGAAGTATCAGTAACACCAACACCACCGCCACCCCATTGGATGCCAGTTCCAGTTGATAATGCAGAAGTAGAGAATGTTAACATACCAACCTGATATAGGTAGTAAGCAACAGATGGATGAACAACTAGAGTATCTAGCTCTTCGCCTCTTTCTCCAAGAAGTGATCTTCCTCTAGCAACTGTAGCTGCTGTTAAATAGTTAGCTTCAGCAGCACCAGAAGATGCAGCAACAGCTAAATCAAGAGCATTAGCTGATAAAGCACTACCGAATAATCCGTGAAGATGATAGAACAAACGTGTTGAATTTAGTTTGTTGATTGCATCTGCAAGTTGATCTCTGATATGACCCATAGGATCTTCGCCAGCAGCTAATACAGCTACATCATCAACAGCATACGCAAAACCTCTATGACAGATAGTTGCGATCTGTGTTCCTGTACCAATCTTCTGTGGTGTCAAGTAACCATTGTTGCTAGTACCCCATGTTGCAGTACCATCAATGATTTCTTCAGTTGGAGAGACAGGGTTAAATTCTGGAACTTGTATTCTTGTTCCACCTTCTCTTGAATCAAGTAGTGGGTTGCGTACAACAGCACCAGACCTGATAAATGCACTACGTTCTTTGATTGCCTCGGAAACGTATGCAGCAAAGTTATTTCTCTTAACAATGTCCGCTAGTAGGACACCGCCAGAGTAATTCTGAAACGGAGCAGCCATTCAGATTACCTATTTAAGTTTTTTGCGATCCCCTAGTCACAGACAAGGGCATTAGTCTCACAGAAACTAATTACTTTTGAGCCTCCTGCTTGAGCACGGCTGCAAGCTGAGGGTTCTGTTCTGATATTAGCATTTGTTGAGTTATATTGCCCGTTTTCCAAGGATTTACTTGACCTCCAGAAGCATTTGCGACAGGACTTGGTTTCGCACCCATTCCAGCGGCAGAACTTGGTTTGAAATGATGTTCCCAACCACTTCCAGGGTTTTTAAGAGTGCTGAGATAGGCATTAAAATCTTGCTCGACACCACCGTTTAAAATAACAACTTTACCTTCAGCGTTTCTTTTAAGGTTACTTTGCAGTAATGACAAAGTTTGTTCTGCGTTGATAGCACCTAAATTACTAATGGCAGCCAAAGCTGTTTGTCTTGTAGAAGCCGTTTCATTGGAAATTTTCATATCTTCTAAACTTTGCTTCAAGGACATATTCTCTTGTTGCATTTCTTGGTTGGTTTTATTAGCTTCTTCCCAAAGAGTTTTCCATTGACCTTGATCTTCTAATTCCTGTTTGCGTTGCTGATCCTTTTGTTTGTAAACGTCATCAAGTTTTGTTTTTATGCCTTTAAATTTTTCTTCTGCTTCAGCAGCTTCTTTACGAGCAGCAGCTAATTTTGCTTCGTATTCTGCTTTTACAGAATCAAGATTTGGTGCTTGTGGTTGTGAAGGAGTGTCAGTCACAGACTGTTCAGCGTTAGTCACAGACTCAGGCTGAATTACTTTTTCTTCTATTGCCATTGATTACTCAGATAGTGCACTTGTGGACTTTTTCTTTGAAGCCTTCTTTTTTGGCTCCTCAGTAACTTCAGTTGTTACTTCGGGTTCTGGCTGAAACTCAACCATTTCCCACTTATATGATCCATCGGATTGAAGGACCCTATCTAAAGATTTTGCCATTAGATTTTTGTGTACTTATCTACTATTCTAACAGATTATTCGGATTTGACCTCATTAGCTGAAGGCAGTACCTCTCCCTGGACCAAAATATCTCTGAACTCCTCTCTATCAATGACTTGTTGATCGAATAAAGATGTTAAGGCTGTAATATCTTGTCCAATTAGCCTTTCAATATCAAAGTCTCTACTAATCTTTACTTCTGGTGGTTCAATGCCTACATATTGGGCTGAGAAATTAAAGGCTTTTTGAAGTTTTTGCTCAAGTTCCATCGAAACCATTGCGAGCATAGAATTGGTGTCTACACGATCTAACCTACGGGCATCTGCTGATTCTGCGACAAACTTCTGTTGTGATAATGTACTAATTCCGAGAGTAGCCATCTGCATTTGTAGCTCTTTTATTTCTGCTGATTGAGCATCAAAGGCACTGGAAGCTGGTTCGACATAGTAAACTTTGTTGCCTGGCTGAGTTGCCATTGCGTAGTTTACACTGATAGCAAGGTCTTTAGTCTGATCGTCATATCCTTCCATCACAAGCATTGGTTGAGATGCAACGTGCAAACTATGAATTAAATCAGCTTGTCTTTGGAAATGTGCAATATTTAAATATGCGATATCCAATAGAGGTGGTTTACTTACTAAATTTTCAGTTTTGCCAGAATAAATAGTAACTAAAGGTATTTCTCCAAGGGAAAACTCGCCAGATTCAACTTCTGTATATTCTTCGCCTGTGGTTTGTGCATCAAACTCGCCAGCATAGGAGTTGTCGTTAAGATCATACATTTCGTCAATCTGATCTGTCTTGCGAAATACTCTGTAATTCCCCGGCTCAATAACTCTTATCTGCTCAAATACCTGTTCACCAAAGTCTCCATCGGGTACTACTGCTCTTTCTGCTAGTCTCACCTGTATCAAGTTTCCGTAATTAGATTCTCTATCTAATCGCCAGCCGTAAAGATTGTTTGGGTCTACTTCGATCCAGTAAGGTCTGCGGTTTTGTTGACGTTCTTCTGCGAGACTTACTGCTCCCGATGGTGCAGGATAGTCTACAAGTATATGACTCTGACCGTATGTGAGAGAACACATAAGTACTCTTCTTGCATATTCGTCTAAGTCTGAACCACAGCCATCTACATCCATCTTGAACATTTCTGTCCAATAAGGATCGCCTGTTAGTGTTATTGGTTTTCTTAATACAAGACCTGTAGCTGCCCTGATTAATCTTTGAGTAAAAGGAGAGAATACAGCACGATTTACTCTTGCCATATATGCTGTGTAATCTTCCCTAGGTTCTAGGGGTAAAAATGCTTCGCTGTTTTCTCGTAAATATTCTGTTCCCTCGGTAACTGCCTTCATTATCTCCCAACCCTTCATCATGTCCAATACTGCTCTTGTACGAGTGAAAGGACTGTCCGTGCCACCTAAAGTTGTGGAGGTAATTATTTTTGTTCTGATCTGACCTGGGATTGCGTAAGTCATAAGTTACCACTTGGTTTTGTTGGCCCAAAAAGCTGCTGACATTTTGCCTTTAGCTATATTTTTAGCATGACGGGCTTTGAAAGACCTTCGCCTTGCTTTATCTTTTTCGGTTTGGGGATTTTTCCCTGCACCAGATACGCCTTGTTGACCGTAACGTATTAACTTTATTTTATCGCCTTCTTTCGCTAAAACCACATGAGATTTAGTGGGGTGATTAGGAGTTCTCTTAGGTTTGTTGTACCCTGCAAGACCGAATCTTTTTAATCGGGGATCTCTTTCGCTCACTTTCCTACCTTTGCCTGTGCCTTTTTATGGGCTTGTGTAAAAGTATCTCCTGCTCTCATTCGCCTTTTCATAAACTCCATGTGCTTTACACTATGATGCTCAGAGTGTTTTTCAAGGAGATTCTTTTGGCGAGTGGTAAGTTTCACTTCTTTTTTCTCTTTTTAGTTTTGGATCTTAACTTTTTTAAGTCGGCAGCAGTGATCTTATCCCTCGGTGGGGCAACAGCAGCTAATTTGCGTTGCTTCGCTGAATAAGATCCTTTAGGCATTAGGCAGCGTTGGTTATAGCACCGTTAGTTTGGAAACTTACACTTACAGTTTCTAAATCGCCTGTTGAAGCAGATAATGTTGTACCTGTAACAATTCCAGAAAAACTTACTTTTTTAGTGCCAGAGGTATCTAAGAATAATTCAAATTGTGCATCGCCAGCGTCTTCTGTTGTCAAGACATCAGCTAATAAGTTTGCAGTCTCGTTGCCACTAGCTGCTGTATATAGAAAATCTACTGTTCCTGTGCCAGAAATTAGTCCACCAACAAAGTTTCTTGTAGTGTTGCCGTGTGCAGTTACGTCTAATGTTTCTTTCGCTATGTCTAAACTCCAAGCGGTAGTAGAAACTATTGCTTCGGTAGTACCAGAACTGTTTTTAAAGTTTACAGAACCTTCCTCTCCACGAAAAAATGCCATGATTCAAAGAAAAAAGAGTATTTATAAATAGTTTAACTTGTAGTTGACTTTTTTACAGTACCTTTTGACATTTTTGCCTGATATTGTTCACATCTAGGGTCCCACAGAGCAGGATTTCTCTTGCCTTTTACTTTTTCGATGATGTCGAGCATCTCGTCTGTGATTTCAATCATTTTTTCTTAGATTTCTTTCTAAGTATATCAGCATCAGCTTTTCTTGCCCCTCCTCTTCCACTAATGAAACTGTTTACTCTGCCCATTGCCCAAGCAGCCATAGATACATTTCTTGAACCAGATGATAAATATGCTCCCTGACCTCTTCGATAAACCTGGGCAAGCTGACCATAAGTAAATCTTGTCTTTTTAGCCTTTTCCTTAAGATTTTTTTCTACGGCCTGACTTAGAGGTTTTCTTCTTCTTGTCTGTGTCATCTTGTTGGGAACGTAATTTGGAAATGGCTTTTATATCAATATATTGACCTTTTTTGTATTTTTCGGCTGTATCTTTTATTTCTTTTGCCTTTGCACTGCGATTTCTAGCACCTGTAAGGTATTTACTAGGCACTCCTGTCTTTTTATCTCGTCTTACTCGTCTAAACTGTCTCACTTCTTCTTGGTTTTTTTCTTTTTCTTCTTCTTTTTCTTCATTGTGGAGTGATACATAGTAAAAAAGTAAACTCTTAGTATATTCTAAACGAAGTTTGGCCTAATGTCTCTGGTTTGACAAGGTTGAATTGCTGCAAACAAAGATACCCGAAAGCATCAAACGCATGATCTACTCCCAGGTTTTTGTTTGGTAGCCCTGTATTTGGGGCATAAGTCAGAGTTCTAAGTGCTTTTATTAATTCTTTACATCGTGGGTGGATAAATGTTCTACGATTTCCATTTGCATCGTACAAAGCTGTGTTGACTGATGTAATTTTATCCCTGATCTTCCAGGGGGATTTAGGACTCATAACAGTAAAT